ATAAAAAATGGCACTAGGTACTAACCATGTGACCAAGACTACTGCGGATAAATTTATCCCAGAGATTTGGTCCGACGAAATCATCGCAGCATATAAGGCTAATCTTGTTGCTGCAAACTTGTTTTCTAAAATGTCTTTCAAAGGTAAGAAGGGCGATACGCTTCACATTCCGAAGCCTACTCGTGGTTCTGCATCTGCGAAGGCAGCTTCTACTCAGGTAACGCTTATTGCTGCAACTGAGTCAGAGCAGCAGGTTCTTATCAACAAGCACTACGAGTATTCACGTTTGATCGAGGATATCGTAGAGACACAGGCTCTTAGCTCACTACGTCGTTTCTACACGGACGATGCTGGTTATGCTTTGGCTACTCAGGTTGATACAGACCTTATTCAGCTTGGTCGTGGCGTTAATGGTGGTGTTGTCGGTACATCTGACTATGCTACTGCTGCTACATCAACTAACGCATTCATCGGTTCTACTGGTGCTACGGTTTACAACTCTTCATCTTCAAATGCTGCTGCACTTGGTGATGCTGGTATCCGTCGTTCAATCCAGAGACTTGATGACAATGACGTTCCAATGTCAGATCGTTTCTTGATTGTTCCTCCTACAACTCGTAACACATTAATGGGTCTTGCACGGTTCACTGAGCAAGCATTCGTTGGTGAAGTTGGCGGTGGAAACACAATCCGTAACGGTCAGATTGGTGACATCTATGGTGTTAAGGTCTACGTTACAACTAATGCTGATACTGCTGCAGGTAACTCTGCAACTGACCGTATCTGTCTCATGGCTCACAAGGATGCTTTCGTTCTTGCTGAACAAATGGGTGTACGTTCACAGACTCAGTACAAGCAAGAGTACCTCGGTACGTTGTTCACGTCAGATATGCTTTACGGTGTAGCTGAGTTGCGTGACAGCAGTGCTGTTGCTCTAGCAGTTCCAGCTTAATAGCTGGTTTGTAATAACTCCCCAGGCTCACAAGGCTTGGGGAGCTTTTAATAGGAGGTGATCTGATGTGGTCTAAACCTGAATACACAGAGTTACGTTTTGGTTTTGAAGTAACAATGTATATCGCTAATAAGTAAGGAAGTAACATGGCTATATGGAGAGGCGCAGGTGGTTCAGGAGATGCTACAACAGATGCAGCTAATGAGGCTAGTGTAGCTTCAACTAAAGCTGCTGAAGCTGAAGCGTCTGCATCGGCTGCTGCTTCTTCTGCCACTTCTGCTGCTAATGAAGCATCTAATGCAAATGCTGCTAAGGTAGCTGCACAGGCTGCTCAATCTGCTGCTGAAACAGCACAGACTGCTGCTGAGTTAGCTGAGACTAACGCTGAGACAGCACAAGCTGCTGCAGAATTAGCTTTAGATTCTTTTGATGATCGTTACTTAGGTGCTAAGTCATCTGCTCCTGCCGTTGATAATGACGGTGATGCTTTAGCTGAAGGAGCAATGTATTACGATACTAATGACGATATTATCTACGTTTGGAATGGAACTCTTTGGCAAACTATTACTACAGGTAGTGGTGGTTTACAAGCAGCTAACAACCTATCTGACGTAGCAAGTGCTAGTACATCAAGAACTAATCTTGGTTTAGAAATTGGTACTGACGTACAAGCATACTCTGCTGTCTTAGCTGCAACTACAGCATCATACACAACTGCTGAAGAGACTAAACTAGCAGGTATCGAGACAGGTGCTGATGTAACAGACACAGCTAATGTTACTGCTGCTGGTGCATTGATGGATAGTGAGGTAACTAACCTTGCTCAAGTTAAAGCATTTAGTTCAGCAGACTATGCTACTGCTGCTCAGGGTGCATTAGCAGATACAGCATTACAATCATTTACAGAAACTAACGATCTTACTGCTGCTGTTACATGGGCTAACGTACCAGATGCAAACATCACACAAAGCTCTGTCACACAGCATCAGGCTGCTCTCAGCATCACAGAATCACAGATTAGTGATCTAGGTACATACGTTGTTGAAACGTCTGCTACAGGCTCTGCGGAGATTCCTAGCGGTACTACAGCACAGAGAGATGGTTCACCTGCTGCTGGTTATTTAAGATTTAATACAACTGATAGTTCTTTTGAGGGCTACGATGGTTCTGCGTGGGGAGCTATTGGAGGCGGTGGTGGAGCTACAGGTGGTGGAGGAGACCAAGTATTTTATGAGAATGGTCAGACTATTACGACTAGCTACACACTAACAACAAACACTAATGCTATGAGTACAGGACCATTAACAGTAAACAGCGGTGTATCGGTAACAGTTCCTAGCGGATCAAGATGGGTGGTATTATAAATGGCAACTATTATTAGTGGTACTACAGGTATTCAGACACCAGGGGTGTATAACACTTCTGCGTTCTTTGAGAATGACCAGAGTATAGATTCAGATTACACAGTAGCTGCTACACGCAATGCAGCTAGTATTGGTGACATAACTATTAGTTCAGGTGTGACAGTTACTGTTGCATCAGGTGGGAACTGGGTGATCTTATGAGTACACTAAGAGTTGATAACATAGCTAACACTGCTGGTGTTACTAACAATAGAGTATTACAAGTTGTATCTCTTAACTACACAGATACATTTTATCATACTAGTTCCACAAATACTTATATAGATATTACAGGTTTTTCACAATCTATTACTCCAGTATCATCAAGTAGCAAAATACTTATTTTAGTTAATTTAGGTAGAGCAGGTACTTATAGTAACGGATTTCGTGTTGTTCGTGATTCAACACCGATAGGTATTAGTGATTACGGAAGCGGTTGGACAGGAGGTTTTATATCTGGCTATGATGGAACTACACATGGAATGAGTGCTTCTACTACTATTTTAGATGAGCCAGCAACGACTAGCGCAATTACTTATAAATTACAAGGATCATATTATAGTGCTTCGTATCCTTTAGCAGTAAATAGAGGCGGTGTAATAGGTGGTTCATACCCTTATCAAGGAGCTTATTATTCAAGTATGACTTTGATGGAGATTAGCGCATGAGCGATGTAGTAGAAGCACTTAATTCACTCGTACCTAATGCTAAATTTACATTGGTTGGTGGCGATTATAAAAATGTTATATGGCACGATGATCGTGTTAAACCATCTGAAACAGAAGTTAATGCAGAAATAATAAAACTAGAGCAAGAATATATTGCTAAACAATATCAACGTGATCGTGCAGATGCTTATCCATCAATTCAAGAACAGTTAGATATGCAGTATTGGGATAGTGTTAACGGTACAACAACTTGGAAAGACGCTATTGAGGCTGTAAAGACGGAGCATCCGAAGCCATGAGTACGTTAAAAGTAGACACAATACAAGACACCAATGCTGTTGAAATGTACCTATGCAAGGCTTGGGTGAACTTTAATGGCTCTGGTACTGTAGCAATTAACGCAAGTGGTAATGTTTCTAGTATTACTGATAATGGTTCTGGCTCTTACACAGTAAATTTTACTAATGCGATGCCAGATGCTAATTACGTTGTTGTTTTGACCAACGAAGAAACTGGGACGGAAATGCACAACGCCCAAACTAATACAGGATATGACCAAACAACTAGCGCAGCAAAAATAAGGTGTTGTATATCAGGCACATCAACTAATTACGACCCAGACCAAGTTCATTGTGTATTTTTCCGCTAAAGGTAAACCAAATGAGTACACTTAAACTAGACACGATAGCGAGTAGAGACGGTACAGAGTCAACTGATGTGACTAACGTCATTAATGGTTCTGCAAAGGCTTGGGTAAACTTTGATGGTACTGGGACAGTTGCGATTAGAGAATCATTTAACGTAGGCAGTATTACTGATCTTGCTGTTGGTCGTTATGAAGTTAATTTTACTAACGCATTTGAGGATACTAATTATGTTTGCGTAGTTGGACTTAATTTAAATACTTCAGGCGGTGGCTCAAGTAACTATAACCGAATGGCTGTATCTAACCCGGCAACAACATCTAAAGCCTACTACAACACTTTTACTACAAGTGCTACTTTAGGTGATGTTAATGTAAATCAATTAGCAGTTTTTAGATAAGGAGCAATAATGGATAAGAGAATTATATATCCCACAGATGACGGAGGAGTTGCAGTCATAGTACCTGCTCCTAACAGTGGTTTAACTATTGAGCAGATTGCTGCTAAGGATGTACCTGCTGGTAAGGAGTATCAGATTGTAGATGTTACTGACATACCTGGGGATAGAACTTTTAGAAATGCTTGGGAGTACGCATAATGCCTATTACTGTTAATCTAACTAAAGCTAAAGACATAGCTCATGAGATGCGTAGAGCTAAGCGTGAGGAAGAGTTTAAGCCACACGATGATGTGATTGCTAAACAGATTCCTGGTGCTGACGCTACTGCTGCTGAAGAGGCTAGGGTAGCTATCAGAGCTAAGTACGAAACAGTACAAACAGATATTGACAGTGCGTCAGATGTTGATGCTTTAAAAACTGTTGTGGAGAATATGTAAATGTCTAAAGTTGTAATTCAGGGTAACGCTAGTGGGACAGGTAACTTTACCATTGCTGCCCCGAATAGCAATACTGACAGAACATTTAACTTACCTGATGCTGCTGGTACAGTTGATAGACTAGAACGTGCTGGTAATGTATTGCAAGTTGTTCAAACTGTTAAGACAGATACGTTTAGCACAACTGCTCTTGGTAGTAGTCCTGCTGATGTTACTGGAATGTCAGTATCAATTACACCCTCAAGTTCTTCTAATAAAATATTAGTTATGGTTAATGGTATGGGTGGTTATAACAATTATCAAGTAATGGTTAGATTAGTTAGAGATTCTACTCCTATATCTATTGGAGATGCTAATGGAAGCAGACCAAGAATGTCTACAGCTTTTGGTGCTTATACTGCTAATGGAGCTTATGAACAGTATCACCTAGGACCGTTTAGTATTTGTTATTTAGATTCTCCAGCTACTACATCCAGTACTACATATAAATTGCAAATGGGAACTTACTCAACTTATGCTGTTTATTTAAATAGAAGCCATGGTTGGCAAGATGCTACTAATTATGATCCAGCAGTAGCATCATCAATTACAGCAATGGAGATAGCAGGATGAATCATAAAGCTATTTACGCTCTTTATCCTAATGTACGTTGTATTGACGATACTGCTGGCGCAATGGATGCTGACGGTAATTCAGTTGCTATTGACATGGATGCAGTCAATGCTTGGGTTGATCCAGACGCATACAAGTTTAGTAGAGCATTAGAGTATCCCGCTATTGGTGACCAGTTAGATGCCTTGTTTCATGCTGGAGTATTTCCTGCTGACATGGCTGCACAGATTCAAGCAGTTAAAGACAAATATCCAAAAGGTTAATTATGAGTACCATTGCAGTCAACGCAATTACAGATGCTAACGGTGGTAGCACTACATCGATCAATGGCACTACGCCTAATGCTTATAACACAGTAGGCAAGAACTTAATCATTAACGGTGCAATGCGTATTGACCAAAGGAATTCTGGTAGTGCGTTTACTATGACTACCGATAATCAATATACTTTAGATCGTTGGAACACAAGAACTTATGGAGGAAGTGGTAGATTTTCTACGCAACAAAGTTCAACTGCTCCAGCAGGATTTGATACATCTGCTCTGTTAACAGTAACTACAACAGAAAATAGCGGTAGCTACGGTTATGCTATTGGACAAAGACTAGAGGGCAATACTATTGCTCACTTAAACTGGGGAACTTCTGACGCAAAAGATGTGACATTTTCTTTTTGGGTTAGGTCTAGTGTAACAGGAGCATACTGCGTTTCTTTTAGACCATACAACGGAACTTATAGTTATGTGTCAGAGGTTACGATTTCTTCTGCGGACACATGGGAAAAGAAAACAATTACTGTTACTGGTCCAACAGTGGGAACATGGGCTAATGATAATGCTGGTGCTGTACTGATCGATATTACATTAGGTTCTCAAACAAGCAAAGAAACTGCAACAACAGATTCTTGGCAATCTGGAAACTATGTATCTACTGCTAATCAAGCAGACTGGATGGGAACATCAGGAGCAACATTTTATTTCACAGGAGTCCAACTAGAGGTTGGCGAGTCAGCTACTGAGTTTGAGCATCGTCCTTATCCCGTTGAGTTAGATTTATGTCTTAGGTATTATCAAAAATGGGATTACAACTCAGGGTATTATTTTTATGCTTGCACTCATGGTTCTTATTCTTTTGTTCAATTAACTTTAAAACCTATGAGAGCATCGCCAACTGGCACACAAACTGCTTCTAATTATCATTCATCATATCACTTACCTATAGTAACTCAATTTTATATAAGTGGAACTACTGGTTGGATAAGTGCTTTTACTTTAGATGCGGAGTTATAAATGTATAAATTACAACCTAATCATCCAATAACAAATGAAACATCTAGTGCAGTTATTAGACTTTCAGATAACGCAACTATTCCATTTGACGAAGCAAACAGAGACTATCAAGAATACTTAGAGTGGTTAGCAGAGGGTAACACACCAGAGGCTGCTGATGGCTAGACTAAAGCTAGAACACACTAGACCTATCCCTAAGCGATCTAAGATGAGTAAGCGTAAGAAGAAAGCTCAGATTGCTAAGAGGAGTAGGAATCAAAAGAAAGAGTTATTCAGGTGAAGAACTTTGACTTAGCTACATTACTTGCTGGAATCATACCTGTCATGTTGGCTGCAATGTGGTGGGTAATTAGTAATGTTAATGAGCTAAGAGGTGACATCCAATTACTACAAGCTAACATGATGATGTTGGTTGATCCACAGGGACAGATTATTCCTAGCCCTGGTAATGCTTTTGCAAGACAGGAACTAAAAGAAGAGATCATTGAAAGACTAGCAGACCTACACGTTAGAGTAAAACTATTGGAGGCTAAGAGTGAAGAAGGACAGTAGACTAGCAAGAGCAGGTGTATCAGGTTACAACAAGCCTAAGCGTACACCAAGTCATCCTACTAAGTCACACGTTGTTGTAGCTAAAGAAGGTGACAAGGTTAAGACTATTAGGTTTGGTCAACAGGGTGTCACAGGCGATAGACAACCAACAGCTAGACAAAAGTCATTTAAAGCTCGTCATGCTAAGAATATCGCTAAGGGCAAAATGTCAGCAGCTTACTGGGCAAATAAGGTGAAGTGGTAATGGATGACTTAAACCAACAGATAGGTAGACTAGAAGCTCAGGTTGAATCCTTACAGCACCAGATGAAAGAGCTACGTCAGGACGTTAAGAATATGTCTGATGTAGTTACTAAGTGGAAAGGTGCTGGTGCTTTGCTGTTGATCTTAGGTGCATCGCTAGGGTGGTTGGTCGATGTCATTGCTAAAAGATTATAGAAAGTACTTGACTTTTATAGCGTTTTGTGGTATAACGATGCTACAGGGATGCTCTGCAATAACGGCAGCAAAGGCGTTAATGCCTGGTAAATCAGGTACTAACGTTAATGCTAATGCTCAGGTAGGTAAAGAGAATACACAGCAACTTGTAGGCAAGCAAGAGAACACAAAGATTGAAGGTGAAAATGTCAATGTCAATCAAACCAAGAAAGACAATGACACAAGTATAACATCAGAGAAAGTAGAAAGTCTAGTGCAAAATAACACTAACGTACCTATTTGGTATTTATTGTTATTGGTATTAGGTTGGTTACTTCCAAGTCCGCAAGAAATCTGGAATGGTTTTGTAGGATCGATAGAAAGAATAATACATGGCTCGAACCGTAAGCGCAGTTACAACAAGAACAACAACAGGTGAACATACGCTGTTTACTGTACCTCCTAAGAACACTGGGTTGTGGAGCATGATGTTTGTTTCTAGTACAGCGGGTACTGAATCGCCTAAAGTTTACTGGTGGGATAGTCATACATCAACTAAGTATACCATACTACAAGGTAAGAACTTAGGTGTAGGTGAGTATATTTTATTATCTGATGCTGTTGTAGCTCTGCAAGAAAACGATGAAATAAGAGTTGAGAATGCAGGGTCAAACGCATTAACATATATTGCAACCGTAGAACTCAGACCTGCTGAGGCTATTCAATTCCACTCATAGGAGCTAATCAATGACACCATGTCCTACTTGTCCTTACCCTAAAAAATGTAAAGCTGCTGGTAAGTGTTTAAAAAAAGCTATGAGAAAGACAAAGAAGTAATGCCTCTAAAAAAAGGTAAGAAGAACGTAGGTTCTAACATCAAGAAGCTAAAGAAGGAAGGCTACCCACAGAAACAGGCGGTAGCTATTGCCTTATCTACGGCTAGGAAGAAGAAGAAATGAACTACTTAGAACTTGTCAATGATGTGTTGGTAAGGCTTAGAGAGGATGAGGTAACTGCTGTTACTGACACGCCATACTCTAAGTTGCTTAGTAAGTACGTTAACGATGCTAAACGATTAGTTGAAGATAGCTATCAGTGGAACGCATTGTCTGAGACACTTACTGTGACTACAGCTAATGATTTGTTTAA